CAAAAGGTTTTTATGACAGATAGTGAAGAAAAACAAAGAGCGCTTGACGCTACAATGGAAAACGAACATCAACCACCAAGTCCTATGGTGCAGATATCTTTAAAAGAATACGATAAATTAAAAGAACAAAGAAATTATATTACAGACCCTAGTTTGATTGCTATTATAGATAAAATGGAAGAATTAACTAGAGCATTAAGAAGACATATTGTTAGAAAGTTTTAATGGATTTATTAGGATTATTTTTTTTAGGTGTACCAATTTCAATAGTGGCTTTGTATGTTATAATAAAAAATTTAGATAGTAACCATAAAGACGAGAATGATAACGGACCACCAGATGACAACTGCTAAAACTAAACAACAAAGATTAGTACAGACATTAGCTGAATCTCATAAAGATAAAACCATGACAAGAAAGGTTGATACTTATGAGTATGAGAGTCTTGAAACATGTATAAAAACTGAACAAGTACCACCATCAGAAATAGCAGAATTATTTACAGATAAGGCTTTTTATAAGTGGTATAAAAATAGAAATTTTATATGAACAAATTTATTGACCCTAAAAACCCTAATACAGTAGGAAAAAGTGCGTGGAATTTAGGCAATCATGTACTAATAACAATGTTTATCATGGCATTGGTATTCGTGGTATATGTGTCGTATAAATAGAAATATGAATTGAAGGAGAAATTATGGCAGAGCAACAACAAAGAAATCCAAATTTAATGAATCCAAAAGCAATGGCAGCTGTGGCCGGCACAAGAGGTGCAGGTGAACAAGTAGTATTGTTTTCAGAGGTTCTTACAAAAGTTAACAACGCAAAAGATAAACCAAAAAAGGTAGCAGTATTAAAAGAATACGATAATGCTCCATTAAGACAAGTTTTAAAAGGTGCATTTGACCCTAGTATAAAGTGGGATTTACCAGATGGTAACCCACCATTTATTGCTAATGAGGCACCAATTGGTACTGAACACGGTCTATTAAGAAACGAAGCTAAAAGATTGTGGCATTTTGTAACAGGCGCAGACAATCAACTTACAAAGACACAAAAAGAAACTATGTTTATTCAAATATTAGAGGGTTTACATAAAGATGAGGCTGATGTTTTACTTGGTATGAAAAACAAATCTTTAAATAAGATGTATAAAGGTTTGACCGAATCAGTTGTTAAAGAAGCATTTGGTTGGAATGACAAATTTGTTAGACCAGAACCAGAACAAAAATAGAACAAAACCACAAAAAAATAAGTAAAATAAGGCGAAAAAAACGCTTGACTCGAGGCAATTTTTAGTGTATAGTATACCAATAAATATTGAGAAAGGATATATTATGAAAAAAATGATACTAATACTTGCTGTTTTGTGGTTTGGTTTAAATGCCTTTGCAAAATCAGTACAAGCAGATGACTACAACACAGCTGTTGTCGCTCATGTTATAAAAGAAAACATAAGTGGTAACGGTGTAGATATGTCTGTATTAGAGGCTGAGATGGCTAAAATTGCTTATCAGTTTTCTTTAGAGATGACAAGTGTTTTAGAAAAACATTTACCATCAATTTTAGAAAGTATAGCTGCTGAATTAAGAATGAACGCAGATAGTAAATATAAGTGTTCACTATTGAAAGGTAGTAAAATAGAAGATAAAGAGTGTTCTTAAAATATGGCTAAACGACAAAAATCAGATGTACTTCCAGGCATACCGTTTGAGTTTGATTTCTACATGGTATATTGGGAGGATATTCAAAGTGATTCAGGTTGGCGAACTCTGAAAGAAATTCAGAAAAGCAAGCCTGCTATTTGTGTATCTACTGGTTGGTTAGTAAAAGAAAACAAAGATGTACATGTTTTAATGAGTGATTATAATTATGATGAACATAACGAGTTGAGTGATGGTGGTAATACTACCGTGATACCAACTAAAAATGTAATCAATAAATTTTTAATCAAAGGTTTATAATGAGAGAGGAAATATATTATGGCACAAGTGAGAAAAAAATCAAAAGAACTAGACCACTATTTAAAAAATGTTATTAGTGGCGTCCCCAAAAAACTAGACAATTTTATTGACGGTAACGAGAAGACAATGACCTATTATACTGGTAATTGGGCTTCAGATGTTGCAGATAATTTTACTGAAAAACAATCAGAAAAAATCTTTAAAACAATGTCTAAATATATAAGTAACGATAATTTACAATTCTTTCAAAAGAAGAATAAAAATATTGATATTGGTACTTGGTCAGAATACGGCGTAAATGAACCAGAGTCCATTACTAGTTATGATTATATTGTAATCAGGAGGGCTTAGTGGTTAGAAAAATCAAAAAAGAAATAGCAAACTTTCCATTTTGGATGTGGATTAAAAGACTATTATGGTCTACTTTAATATTAACAATTGTGTATGGTGCAGGTACATTTTATCCTAATTCTTTAGCAAAAAAATGGGCTAATGAAGAATTAAGACAAGAGCATACCTTATGGGCACAAAGTCTTGGTCTTGTATCAAAAAAAATGAAATACAAGAACAAAAAAGAGTTTGTAAAAGAACTAGGTTATTGTGTTGACTATTTAAACTTTACAACACCAGTTGATAAAAGAGTACCAATAGATATGTTAGTTGGTCAGGCAGTATTAGAGTCTGGTTGGGGCATGTCAAGATTTGCTAAAGAGGCAAACAATTTATTTGGTATCAGAGTATTTAAATCAACAGCACCACATTTACTACCAAAAGGCATGGATAAATGGCAAGGTTGGGGTGTTAGAGTATTTGAAACTAAATGTGATTCAGTTAAAGAATATATTAGATTGTTAAATGAACACCCAGCATATGAAGACTTTAGAATAATGAGAACTAAAATGTTGGCTACCAATCAAGAGTTAGATTCAATAAAACTTATTAAAACTTTAAAAGCATTTTCTACTACAACAGACTATTCTTCAAGAGTTATCAATACGATAAAAAAAATAGAAGTAGTACAATCATCTAAATAATAATATGTTTACAATATTAATAACATTTTTAAGTGCGATATCTATATCTGTAATAGCTGCTGGCTATTCTATTGTAGGTTTATCTACTTTATTTGCAGGTGCAGTTGTACCAATTATTGCTATGGGTAGTGCATTAGAGGTTGGTAAATTAGTTGCAGCTTCGTGGTTGTATAATAACTGGCGCAATAAGTTAGTACCATATACTATTAAAATGTATTTAACATTTGCTGTAGTGGTATTAATCTTTATCACATCTATGGGTATCTTTGGTTTCTTATCAAAGGCGCACCTAGACCAAGTGCAACCAGTATCATCTAATAATATAAAGATTGAATTAATTGATAAACAAATAACTCAACAACAAATAATTATAGACAGGTCACAAAAGACACTTGACCAACTTGATAAAGCTCTTGACAAATACATTGATATGGAGTATGTTACAAGAGGTTTAAAAGAAAGAAAAAAACAAGAAGAAGAAAGAACATTACTTACAACGGCCATAAATGAGGCAAGTGATAAGATATCTAATTTAACATTAAAGAAATCTGAACTTGCATTAGAGCAAGATAAGATAGAAGCCGAAGTAGGACCAATTAAATATATTGCAGAATTAATATATGGTGAAAATGCAAAAGACCATTTTGACAAAGCTGTTAGGTGGGTAATAATAGTATTAATATTTGTATTTGACCCATTGGCTGTATTATTATTAATAGCAGCTAACATATCATTAAGGAGTAGAAAAGTTGCCAAAGAAGAAGACGAAACCAAAATCAAAAAAGATTACGAAAAAGAGGCTACTAACGCAAAAGCTAGAGCGAAAAGAGTCAGAGATAACAACAAAGTTTATAAAGATTTTTTTAAAAAATTAGGTAGTAGAGACCTAAAAAATAGAGATTACGAGTCATTTTTTAGAAATATGGGTGCAGAGGAAATGAAAAAATTAGGTTTGGATCCAGATGAAATTAGACTTAAATTAGACCAGATAATGGAGTGGAATGAACTTCCAACGCAGAAATCAGCACCAAATAAAAGATATTTAGAGGTTGCCAAAGACAAATAAATGTTATATAATGAAGTTATGATTACAGAAAGTTTAAAAGATAAAAGAATCGCAAATGCTGAAACAGCATGTAGAGATTCAAGAACAGATTGGGCTAAGAATTTCTGGTTTAATGTGTTCTCTAAATTATGTAAGAAGTATGGTCGTGATGATTATTTTAGAAAGACGGTGAATTAATGAATGTATTTTATGTAGATAAACATCCAGTAAAAGCTGCTGAACAAATGTGTGATAAACACATTGTTAAGATGATATTAGAGTCGGCACAATTATTATGTACATGTCATAGAGTACAAGATGGTACAGAGTATTATGGCAAGACTAAAAATGGTAGAAAAATTAAAAGATGGACACACCCTAATCCTAATTTAGAACCATTGCTATACAAAGCAGGTTGGGTAAAACATCCTAGTACAATATGGTTGTTTGAGTCTGCCTACAATTACATATGGTTATATAAACATATGATAGCTCTTAATGAAGAGTATAAAAAAAGATATAATCATACAAAGAATCATGTAACAATTGATAAACTTGGTGAAGTTTTAAAACATCCACCAATGAACGCTAAATATAATGTAATTGCAACTGACCCTAAACCAGCAATGCCTGAATATTGTAAAGTTGACGGTGACGCAGTAGCTAGTTATAGAAACTACTATATATTAGAGAAAAAAAGATTTGCTACTTGGAAAAGTCCAGCAAAAGTACCAGAATGGTTCAAAGAAGGTAAAATTTATGGCAATGAAGAACAAGAACAATACATCTAAACAAAGACCAAAAATTTACGAAAGAAATACTAGTACAGGCGTTATTAGATGGCGTTATATAGATGAGTCACCTGATAAATTTGGGTGGCCAAATTATGGAAGAATAATGAAGGAGAAAAAAAATGCGTGAACAAATAATAGAGGCAATTAAAAAACATGCCGAAGGACATATAGCAAAGCATAAATCAAATGTAGAGGTTTTTTTACAAAAACCTGTTGGTGTTGCTAGTCATCCTGACCACATAGAAACAATTGAAAAAGAATTAAAAGAGATTGCTCACTATGAGGAACAATTAGAAGTAATTAATAAACACTTTACACACAAAGACCCATTTAAGGGATAAAATGCCAATATACACCTTTGAAAATAAGAAAACAGGTAAAGTTTATGATGATATGATGTCCATTGCAGAAAAGGAAGCTTTTCTAAAAAAGAATAAACACATTGAACAGAAACTTACAACTATAAATATATCAAGTGGTGTTAGAGGCATGGGTAATATGAAGAATGATGGAGGCTGGAAAGATAATCTATCAAGAATTGCAGACGCTCATCCGACCAGCGAGTTGGCACAACAACATAGAAAAAGGTCTATAAAAGAAGTAAAAACTCAACAAGTGGTAGCAAAACACCGTAAAAGACAACAAGGTAAAAAGTAATGGCAAAAGATATACCAGATTATTTAAGAGAATATGACCTTGACCAAGATTGGGGTTTTACACCAGTTAGTAAAGCACCTGAATCTACACCGAGTGTTGATACTTCCGTCATAGAAACCAATAATGTTGAATTGGCGAAAGTTAAATCAGATGTAGGTGATATTAAAAGTATGATGAATGAAATCATGCAAATAGTAGCAGAAAAAGATAAGGTAACCGAAGTATTAGAAACTGAAGATGTTACAAAAAGATTTAAAGAG